AGCTGGAGTGTAGTCCAACATGCCAGCTGCTGCTAGAGCAGAAGCAACGTCTGAAGAACAGATGATGAAGTTACCTTTACCGCGACGTGTTTCACGAGCGATAGTGTTAGCTTCACGTTCGATCTGCATGATCAAACCTTTGAACTTCTCTACTGACCAACGGCCATCAGAGTCGCCATCAACGTCGAATACGCCAGCTGTACCAACGTTTGAAGTTTGTGCGCCAAGCTTCGCTTTTACGTTGATAGTACGGATAACTTCGCGGTTGATTTCCGCAAGAATCTCAGCAGACAAGATGTTTGCTAGTTCTGATTCAGCGTCAAGACCGTGGATAGCTTTAAGGTCTTGTGCTAGTTCCATTGTGTACTCAGCTTTTAGTGCACGTGATTTCGCAGTTACGGATGTTTTCTCGATTGAGAACGCCATCTCGCCGAATGCGTTACCAGTGTTACCTAGAGCTTCAGCAGCTGAAGTAGCCATACCAGTACCAACTGCGAATGAATCATCAACAGTGTTACCGTCTGAGTCAGAACCTACACCGCCAGAACCTGCAACACCCAATGAGTCAGAACGACCATCGTGAGTGCCTGCACCTGAGTGAGATGTATCTGCTTCACCGAATAGTGCTTCAGCGCCGCCTTGAGTGCTGTAACGTGATTTCATCGCGAAGATTAAACCAGTTGGGCCAGACATTGGCTGAACACCAGCAACGTCATATGCCATTAGGTTTGGCATTGAACGACGTACAAGTGAGATTAGAACTGGGTCGAAAGTATCGATGCCAGCACCAGTTGCGTTAGCAGCTGTTTCGTTAACCATGCCAAAAGCTTGACGCTCTTCGCGCATTGCTTTCTCTTGGTTTTCTAGAAGTACCGCAGTTACAGACTTACGGTAGTTATCTTTGATCTCTGGAATGTCAGCATGCTCGAGGATTGGCTGCCATTTTTGAGATGCATTTTCTGCATTAAACATTTGTGTTTTCTCCTAATGGGATTTAATTATTTTACAGATTTAGCAAGAGCTGTCAGATACTTTTCCATGATAGGTGAAACTTGAACTTCTTCACCATCTGCATTCATGGAAACTTCTGCTTCTTCAACGCTCTCAGTTACGGTCTTTTTAGCAAAGTATGATTCTTTCAATGTAGCTACTTTCTTAGCGAAAGTATCTGCATCTTCGAAATCTACATCTTCAGCTAGAGTCTTTAGCTTTTCAGCTTCAGTTACTGCTAAGTCTTTAGATGCTTCTGCTAGGATTTCAGAACGACGAAACTCTGATACAGACTCATTCAAACGAATGTTGTCTTCAGTAGCTTTAGTTAGTTGCTCTTCTAGTTCTTGTACTTGCTCAGCAAGATCGTCTACCATATCAACTTTTGATTCTGGTACATCGATGTAATGCTCAGTAAATACACCTTTTAGAGCTTCCATAAATGATTCTGCGATTTCAGTACGCAAACCATTTTCTACTGCTACACGATTTTCTTCCATCCAGTTTTCTACGACATAGTTTAGGTAACCATCTACCTTTTCAACTAGTTCGTCGCGAATACCTGCAGTTTCTTCTTCTAGTGACTGAGTATACTCAGCTTCTAGACGATCAATCTCACCAGCAACTTTAGATTTTACTGCTGCTTCAAAGATTGTAGCTGCTTTTTCCTGGAAGCCTTCAGACAATGTATCATCAGAAGATACTAGGGCATCTAGGTCAGCTTCAAAGTCATATGACTCTTTCACTTTACCTTTTGTTTCCTTCATTTCTTCTTCTTCGTCTTCATCTTCGCCGTCTTCGTCATCTTTGCCCATCATGCTTTCATAGGCGGCTTTGAGCTGCTCTTTCTTCATCTTAGACATTTCTGAATACATGGCATTAATGAGACCAGCTTTGGTCTTAGGCGCTACAGCTTCTGTGACTTCAACAGATTCGTCCATTTCTTCCTCGTCTTCATCAGACTCGTCATCCTTGGCTTCTTCTTCGTCGTCAGACTCTTTAGCTACCTTTTTGCCTTCCGCAATGCTTTCCTCGTTCTCAACTTCAACGTCTTCTTCGAGTTCAACATCTTGGAGTTCTACTTCAGTAACGTCTTCAATGAGATCCAACTCTTCTACTTTGGTCTCTTCGGACATATTTTACTCCTTGATTGTAGAGTTAAAGTTTTGAGAGGAAATCGTTCCACACCTTCAACTGGGCTTCTGCCAGTTGGGATGAAGATGCATTATTGATTTCAGTCTCATATTTTTCAACATCTTGTGCTTTTAGTAGACCATTTTCCCAGATCCATTCGACGCCTTCCATAATCCCATTAACGAAAGCTTCTGGTGCTGAGGGATCTTGGACAATGTCCACAGTTGCAAGAATAAAATCTTTTCCTACAACATTTACCCCGTTACGGTTCACAAGAGTACCCATACCACGACTTGAAACACCCAACTGAACACCACCTTCTACCAAACCTTTTACGATTTGACCCATTGGAGTGTCTAGTACAAGTGCCTTACCCATCACATTATTACCATCCCA